GTTGATTTAATTGCACTCTTAATTACTTCGCTTTGACCCGGTTTAGTATAACATAAAATCAATGCCGGAGTAAATCCTAATTCATTTACATTATTTTCTTGTGCTGATCTCATCCACAAAGGAACAAAGTCTCTTTCAGTTGCTCCAATTGGTCTAATATTTTCTCTCATATTAGTTAAGTTAGATATGAACTTAACAACATCTTTATTTTGACTTGCATTTATATGTGTAGAAGAAGTTTTTACTGAATTTGCTCTAGCAGGACGTAACGAAGAAGTAGGTCCAAGACCTCTTATAATTTCAATAAGAGTATCTTCAGTTCTTCTATCGACTAAGATTCCTTCTTCCCACTTTATATCTATATCACCGTTTCGAGTAACTACTTCAAAATCGTCTCCTAGTGTAACATTTATTGTGTTTCCACTTCTTAATTGAATTGAAAAAGTAGGTTTATCTTCAAAATCATAAAACGTATTTTTAGGAGTTGCATTTACTGTGTTTACAAGTATTTCATCTGCATTACTTAAATTAAATGTTTTTGCAGTTTTTCCTTTTGATGGTTCTGCAGGATCAACAACATCTAAGTAAACTACTTCGTATACTATATCATTTGAACCTGGAACTTTTGCAACAGCAGTTTTTAAATCACCGACTAAGTATCTTTTTCTTTTGTGGTTTTTTGATGCCGCCGCAACAAAGTTTTGAATATCTGTTGATTCAATTCCTGCATAAACAAGCATTTTTATTTCTTTTTGAATTCCAAAGTTTGGATCACTCGGACGATATATAAGTTCAGGAATAAAAATTTCAGGATCAGAAATAAATGCTCTAAAACTTTGTCTAACATTTTCTTTTAAAAATGGTTTCATATAAAGATTGCTATATCTTTTAGTGTCAGGATTTTCAACTCTTATACTAAACTCTTTATTAACTATATTATATTTGTAAAGGTCTTGTGCTGAAACTACAAACTTATATTCTCTATCAATTGGCGTTGTTGCACCGTCTAGTGTAAATGTATCTCCATCGAATACAGTTAGTCCATTTTCTGTATATACAAATCTTTCCCAAAGAGAAGAGTCTGCATTAAACGTAGAAGAACTAGTATGTGTAGTTAATGCACGATATGTCAAATCTTCATAACGAACAACATCACCAATGGTATATGATCTTGTAGGTTTCCAAAAACTTTTATAAACCTGTTGTCCAAATGCATTTACTTTTCCAACTATTTCTCCGTCAAAACTTAAAGCAAGGCCTGGAGGCAATCTTCCTGAATTTAAACTATAGATAACATTAGAATTAGGTATAGAAGTAGTTGCTTCTACTTTTAATACAGAAATAACATTAGAACCAATAAGTCCTAAATTACTGTCTGTAATCCAAGTTGTCTCGCTATCAATTTCGCCAAGAAGTTTAAGAGTAAATGTTTTTTCTGTGCTTGCAGTTTCGTATTCTTGATCAGGAGTAAATCTATTTGCACGTACACTAAATTTATAACTTGTGGTAATTTCAGACTGATAAGGTGTAACGCCTGCTATTTCGCCAGTTGAAGTATCTAATTCTAGTCCTACAGGCAAAGTTGATTTTGTTTCTGGCACAACAGTTGTAAAGTCTATAAGTCTTACATAACCTATATTTTCATTAAATGAGACAGGATGACCTGTTGCTGTAAAAATAGTACCGACAGAATTTGTATCAGCACCAAAATTAGTAAAATCTGTTGTTCCTATTTTGGTTATAATATACTGAAAACCGGTAACCATTTTTTCTGCACTACGTGGATTTTGTAATCCTTTATCGGGATGAATTGGAAATTCTCCACTGATATCCCAACGACCTTCTGCTGTTTTACCGTCAGTAAATCGATATGTGCCCGGTGTTGTTTCTAATAGTTCGTAAGAAACAACACCTGTTAAAGTATTTGGATCAATAATATCAAGAAAGAGTGTAATATAGTTATTGGCTCTTCTAACACCTAGATCACTCGGAGTTAACCAGATTGGAACTCTTAAGTTTGTATTGTCAGCAGTAAATGTACCAGTGCCAACTTGCATAATAGTATTATCAACACGGAAGAAGTCATCACCTACAACAAAGATACGAAATGTTCTTCTAGAAACTATGTCCCCGTCTGTTACACTAATTGTAAATTGATAATATCTGTTTAATTTTTTAGGTGTTCTTTCATTATATTTAAAATCATATATAGTTGTGTCATAATAAAAGCTATCAAATCCGTTTGAACTTCTTAATCCAAAGTCATATCCTGCTGACTCGAAGTCATACGGTGCAGTATCAAATGTTCCTGCATTGTATGATAATGTTTTTTCAATAGCAAGAATAGGGTCAACAATACCTACTATTCTGCCATCTTCTGTTAATTCAATTCCTGGTGGAAGTTCGCCGTCACCGTCTGCTATAAAATATGATAAAGTTTGTCCTGCTTCTATATCGTCGTCTGTTGCAATAAGTTGGAAATCAACGGGCGAACTATCAAGTATATAAAAGGTATCATTATTACCAACAGGAAGTAACCCTGGATCAGTTTGCCATACAGGAGCATCAGGACCACTAACTGTTAATTTAAATGTTCTATCCTTTATTGCTCCGTTAAGCTCTGCCCTAAGTACAAATCTAAAATCTGTAACCCTTGCTACTTCATATGGAGTTCCTACTAACTGAGATCCTAGTATTCTAATGCCGCCAGGTAACTTACCACTTATTAACTTTACAGTGGAATTAGTATCTGATAACGGAAGATCAACCGCTACAGTAACATTTTCTGTTAAGTCAGCGAGTTTAGTATCTGAAGGCTGTGTCCATAAATCTGCCATATTTTATTCCTTATATAGCGTATTTATCGGAAATGAATTATGTAAAACTACCGAGTTCAATAGTGTTAAGTGATTCAGGTGTAAACTCTCCCAGATCGACGTCAGTTTGTGATAAAATAAATTCAATAGCATTGTCCCACGTATTTCTAAAATTGCCAAAGTCGAATCCTTGGAAGTAAGCACCAAACTCTCTAAGATCATAACCGTACACTAATCCCTGTAAAGAACCTTGGAACGTATTTGCTGATATTACATTTGCGCCAGTTATATCTTTAGCATTAGCATTTAAGTTAGCCGATAAAGTTGGTGACGAATCTCTAACTAAAATACCAGAGTTATCTAAATCAACATACAATGTTTGTCCAACTGAACGTGTGGCTATTCCTTCACCTCCTCTAAGAGACAAAGTTTGACCTCTAGTTATTCCAATTGTGCCTCCTTCGTCAACTATTATTTGTAGTTGGTCTAAACTCTCCGAACCAGTAATTGTAATAGTTTCTTCGTTGGCCTGTACTGTAATATTTGCGCCAGCAACTAGTCTTTTAAACTTTTCAACACCTGACTGCTTCCCTGCATATACAGGTTGTCCTAAAGTTCCTAAATTTTCTATGACAGTAGTTTCAACAATTCTTGCATCTAATTCTTCAAAGTTATCGTTTACTTTGATAAATGCTTCTCGGAGATCGTCGCCCGTTCCGTCGTTTGCTATAATTCCTACGTCAACATAATTAATTGCCATTTATAATCTCCATTAATGTAAGTCTACCCAAGATGTGCCATTGTATACTTGTGCTTTTGATGTTCCTTGATCAAACACCATCATTCCTGCAACTGGCGAAGCAATAGCACTATCTCTAGCAGTAGCATTTGTATAACTAGGCAACTGGAAACTTTGTGCGTCTGCGGCACTAACTATGTCAAGGTGTGTTCCGCTTCCTAGATAAATTGCTCCACCGTCGCCGTTGCTACTTATTGTAGTTGTAGAGCCGGTGATATCTATGTCTGAATATGCTCCTATTACTCCTGAAGTAATGCTTACGTATCCGCCGCCATTTAAATTTAAATTATCAACTGGTGCTAAAGTTAAATCTCCGCTAGTAGTAGATATAATAAGTGCAACATTACTTAATATTGCCGGAGTATGGATTACAGTTCCATAAAACTCTTTTGTTCTAGCATCAATTAATAAACTAGAATCACCTGCAATCATTGATGTATCTAATGCAATATCGTCAAGATATGCTAAACTAATATCTGCTCTTGGACTAGAAAAATATGTAGTATTAAGGTTATTAAAAGTGCTTGTACCGCTACTGTTATTTAAATTAAAGTTACCTACACCTG